TTTTCAGTAGTAGTGTTAAGCTTAATTTTTCAACTTCAGCAATAACACTATTAGGTAACAGGGACAATGAATAATTAAATCTTAGAAATAAAGGGGATGTATAAGATGGATATAAAGAGTAATAGGGAAGGTTCGAAATGGATTGAAATAACAAAAGTTTTATTTTTATGGAGAACGCATCCTAAAGCTAGGTCGCAGTTTATAGCATGGAAAGCACCAGGTATTAAAAAACTCTATGCATTGCAAAATTGTAGATTTAGAATACACAAAGGAGCGAATTTTGAGCCTTGGAGCATTAAAAATTTAAGGGTATTTATTAGGCTACCATTTTTCTATTGGGATAAACATAATAGTGGTTGGGAGTTTGGATTACCTAATTTATATTTATGGTGGCACGTAGCAAGAACTCATTAAGCTTTAGGAATAAGGCTTTTTATTTTCGCCTTTTTTAGTTGTTAAGTAGGCGGTAAAGAACTTAAGAACAACTCTATTCGTGGTTCACTTGCACGGTAAAAAGTGAAATTAGAGATTAATTAGGAGGAATACACACTATGCCAAACTTAAAAGAAATTATTGGAGAAGAATTATATAAGCAAATACCTGAGGACACTAAGAAAAAGTATAAAGATGCTAATTTAGAAGATGTGTCAAATGGTGCTTATGTTACTAAAGAAAGATTTAACCAGGTAAATACAGAAGCTAAAGATTATAAGCAACAAGTAGCTGAAAGGGATAAGCAAATTACTAGTCTAAAAGATGAATTTAAAGATGCAACAGGATTAAAAGAAAAGGTAGAGAAACTTGAAGCTGATAATAAGAAGAAAGATGATGATTACCAATCTCAACTTAAACAGTTGCAATTTGATAATGCATTAAATCAAGCACTTAAGGATAACAATCCTAAGAATGTTAAGGCATTAAAAGCAATGCTTGAATTAGACAAAGTAAAACTTGATGGTGATACATTATTAGGTTTAGATGACCAAATAAAGTCCATTAAAAAAGAACATGACTATTTATTTGAAAAAGAGATAAAGGGCACAGGTAGTTTTGTAACTGGCGGCAAAGGTGATGGAACAGACCCAGCACCAGTAAATTTTGCAACTAACTTAGGTAAACAAAAAGCTGAACGATCAAAAGCAAAAGGTATTACTGATTTTATTAAATAAGAAATAATAGGAGGAATTGTTTATGAAACAAAGTTCATATCAAATAGGAGTAACTCAAAAGGATATTAGAGCATTAGCAGGAGACCATTATGTAAATGTACCTATAAAGGTTACAAAAACAAATGTTACTGCAAGTTTAGTCAATGGAGTGTTGGAAGCTGGCACATTAATTACTGCAGGCGGAAAAACAGTAACATCAACTAGCAGTACTACTGACGTTTATGGAATTGTATTTGCAGATGTAGACTTTAATAATTCTAAAGGAACAGAAGTAGTTCCAGTAATGATACATGGTTTTGTTAATACTGCTAAGATAAAGCTAAATTCTACAACAGAAGTTGCAGCAGTAGAAAAAGCTAAGTTAAACATGATCGCATTTTTATAATTATAAGATAATATAGGAGGAATAACACATGGAATTAAAAGATTTTATAAACAGTGCTAATATAGCATTATACATGAAGGAATTACCGCAGGAAGAAAGCATAGATAAAGCTTTATTCCCTGTAAAAAAACAGATGGGAACAGAAATTGAGTTAGCTAAAGGAGCTAAAAAGAAAGCGGTAGCATTAAGAATGTCACAATTAGATGTAGCTGCTAAAGTTAGAGCATTAAATGCTACTTTAAGTGTAGAAAAAAGAGAATTACCATTTTTCAAAGAAGCTATAGGAATCAATGAAACTACTAGAAGAGATTTAGTTAATGCTGCTAATTCTAACAACCAAAACTTAGTTGAAGCTCTTACTAAACAAGTTTTTGAGAACTATGAAAACTTAGTTGAAGGTGCTAATATCCAAGCTAAGAGAATGAGAGCATCTCTAATCCAAAATGGAGAAATAAACATAACTACTGATGATGGAGACATTGTAGTAGATTATGGAGTTCCATCTAATCACAAAGTTACAGTTCTAGGTTCAGACATGTGGAATGTTCCAACAGCAGATATAATTGGAGATATAAAGAAATATCAAAAGGCAATTACAGATGATCATTACACAAAACCTACCATACTTTTATTAACTGAATCTACATTTGATGCTACATTCTTAGTGAATACTGCAATAATTAATCACTTAAAAGGTGGAGAAAGTACTAAGAATATGATTTTATCACAAGCAGATTTCATTAATTTTGCAAAAGAGAGACTAGGGATATCTGTAGTATTCTTAGAAGAAAGCACTTATATACCAGCAGAAGGGGCAGAAGAACAACCTTACTATGAGAATGGTAAGATAACTCTTATGAGTGGTACTACATTAGGTAATACTGTGTACGGTGCAACTCCTGAGGAATGGGATAAGCTATATGGTGGAGGTAAATTAGATACTTCACTTGTTAACAATGCCATTGCAATAACTGTTATGGTAAAAGAAGATCCAGTATCTGTAGATACCAAAGTTTCTCAAATGGTACTTCCTAGCTTTGAAAGAGCTGACGAAGTATTCTTTGCTACAGTTTATACAGTATAGAGGGAGAGAGAAATCTCTTCTTCTTTTATTTTATTTTTGAAAGGTAGGTAATTATAAATTATGGCTAGTAAAAACATAAAAGTAAAAGCATTGATAAATGTGCAATATAATAAAAAAATATACAAAGTTAACTCAGTGATAAAAATGAAAGAAACTGACTATGTAAAATTGAATGATAAAGGAATAGTTGAACTATTAGATGATGAAGAACCAGAGGAACAGCCAAATGAAGAAGTGGACGAAGAACCAGGTACAGAAAATCCTAGAGAAGAATAGGTGGTAAAGTGGATAATTTAGAATTATTAAAAATATTATTGCAAGAAAAAAAGTACCCTTATTTTGATGATACAGAATTACAGGTACTTTTAGAGTCTAATGATAATGATGTTTATCTAACCGCTTCAAAATTAGCATTAATGAAAGCGAATGGTGATAAGAGTATAAAAGTAGGGCCAATAACAATAGAAGGACCAGGTGCAGAGTATTGGATTAATTTATCTAATCATTATAATGAAACTTCAAAAAATAATATTGTATCGAGCGGATATAAAACTACGATGGCAAGGTGTGATGGTCAATGAGCATAAATAAGCAATATTTAAGAACCAAAGTAGCTGAAGCTATTAAGCAAATGCCTTATGACGTAGTTATTTACAGAGAAAAATTAAATGCTTACAAAGAGCCTGAAGGATATATTAAAGTAACTGAATTAGTAGGTATGCTTTATAAGGATTCTGATAGAAATATTCAAATCAATTTAAGTGATAAAGGAGAAGTTAATACACCTATAAATAAGAAGTTCTTAGTAGATTACAATGATAAATCTATATTAGTTCAGGAAGGGGATTTCTTATTTTGGGGAAATAAATGTTGGGAGATAATTTCACTTGGAGAAGAATTTGAAATTTACTTTGAAATGGTGGTAAAAGAGCATGAGTGGTTTGAAGTTTGATATTAGTGGTATAACAAAAGGTTTATTAGAATTTGATGCTAAAGCTAAGGCAGTATCTAAGAT